CCCGACCGGGCGCTGGTGACGGACGGTGCCGCCCTTCAGGTGCAGGACGACAACGAGCAGTTCACGACCCTCACGGTTGCTTCGCAGAAGCACATCGGCGTGAACTTCACGTCTGCCGAACTCACCATGCAGCTCGACGACTTCGCCGACCGTGTTCTCAAGCCGCGTATCTCGCAGCTTGCGTCTTCCATCGACGCTGACGTCGCCAACGCCTACAAGTCGATCTTTTCGTCTGTTGGCACCCCCGGCACGACCCCGTCCACTTCGCTTGTCCTTCTCCAGGCCCAGCAGAAGCTGAACGAGTACGCTGCCATGATGCCGAACCGCTATGCGACCGTGAACCCGGCCGCCAACGCGGGTCTGGTCGAGGGCATGAAGGGCCTCTTCAACCCGGTCGACACCATCTCCCGTCAGTTCAAGAATGGCATGATGGGCGAAGGCGTGCTGGGCTACGAAGAAATCAACATGTCGCAGTCCATCAAGCAGCACACTTGCGGTACTCGCGCCGCCACGGGTGCTACGGTGAACGGCAACGCCTCGGAAGGCGCCACGACCATCACCCTTGCTTCGGCCGGCAACGCGCTGACCTTTGCAGTGGGCGATGTGTTTACGGTGGCCGATTGCTTCTCGGTCAACCCGCAGACCCGCGAAAGCACTGGTTCGCTTCAGCAGTTCGTCGTGACCGAGGCCAACACCTCGACCGCTGGCGGCGCTGTGACGCTCAAGGTGTCTCCGGCTCTGTACTCGCCGTCTAACGCTCTGGCAACCGTCAGCACCCTGACCATCACTGGTAAGGCTGTTACGTTTGTTGGCGCTGCTTCGACGCAGTACCCCCAGAACCTGATCTACCACAAGGATGCTATCTCGTTTGCCACGGCGGACCTGCTGCTTCCGAACGGTGTCGATATGGCCTCCCGCCAGGTCCATAACGGTATCTCGATGCGTGTCGTGCGTCAGTACGACATTAACAACGACCGCCTCCCGTGCCGTATTGACGTACTGTACGGATATTCGGTCATTCGTCCGCAGATGGCCGCGCGTCTCTGGGGCTAACAGGTAAAAATAGGAGAACACGCACATGGCACTTCCCAATGGCGCTGGTGGCTACCAGGTCGGTGACGGCAATCTGAATGACCCGCTCATTGACGCTCTGCCCGAACCCGTATCTATTGCGTCTGCGGCGACGCTCACCCCGGCTCAGGTTCTGAACGGGCTGATCCTCGCAAACAGCGGCGTTACTTCCGGGTCTGTGACCTACACGCTGCCGACGGTTGCCGATCTTGAAGCCGTTTTGGTCAACTCGGACAAGGTGGGCACGTCGTTTACCTTCCGCGTGGTCAATCTCGGCACGTCTTCCGGCACGGCGATTATCGCTGCGGGTACGGGCTGGACGATCACGGGTTCGCTCACCATGACGATCCCCGTGACGACCGGCGCGTTCTTCATCGCCCGCAAGTCTGCGGCGGGCGCATGGACGCTGTACCGCGCGGCCTAACTTATCGGCGGGCGGCTTCGGCCGCCCGCCTCTTCTGGAGGGAACATGATCTATCTTCGTCACCCCAAGCACGGCGTCAAGATTGCCACCATGGAAATGGAAGCGCAGTACGACGAGATGCACGGCTGGATGCGGTTCGACCCTGACGAACCGTTGATTGAAGAGCCGGAACCCGCTAACATCATGCCTGAACCCCGACGTCGCGGACGCCCCCGCGCAGAAACGAGCGAGTGACATGGCAACGGCTGGCGATCTGATTAACGGTTCTTTGCGTCTTTTGGGCGTTCTGGCGGAAGGCGAAACGCCGTCTTCTGAAACGGCGCAGGATGCTCTGTTTGCCATGAACCAGATGATCCAGTCATGGAATACGGAACGCCTTGCGGTGTTTTCGACACAAGATCAGGTCGTTACGTGGCCGCCCAGCACGCGCTCTCGCACGTTTGGCCCGACTGGCGATATTGTTGCCAACCGCCCTGTCGCCATCGACGACAGCACCTATTTCCGCGACCCGGCGACCGGCATTTCCTACGGGCTAAAGCTGATTAACCAGCAGCAGTACAACGGCATTGCCGTCAAGACCGTCACCAGCACCTACCCGCAGGTGATGTGGGTCAACATGACCTACCCGGACATTGAGATGTACGTGTACCCGGTGCCGACCAAGGTGCTGGAGTTCCACATCGTCTCGGTGCAGGAACTGAGCCAGCCGGCCAACCTGGCGACTGACTTGGCGTTCCCGCCGGGCTACCTGCGCTGCTTCCGCTACAATCTGGCCTGCGAACTGGCCCCTGAGTTTGGCGTCGAGCCGTCGCGGCAGGTGCAGCGCATCGCCATGACATCGAAGCGAAACCTGAAGCGCATCAATAACCCTGACGACATCATGGCGCTGCCTTACAGCATCGTCGGCACCCGCCAGCGGTTCAATATATTTGCAGGCAACTACTAAATATGTTTAATCTTAGCATACTGGCTACGAGGCCCACGCCGACTACCTTTCGGCAAATGCGTCCGTTTGTCGGCGTATTTGACGTGCGCATGGTTAATATTTTCGCGGTGCGTAAGAAGCTCCAGATTTTCAAGCCTGTTATCGCTTCTATTCAAATTCTTATGGTTAACCTCAAGACGCCCCGGAATTGGCCCGTTAAACGCCTCCCACACGGCGCGGTGTACGCGGACATGCTTGTATTTGCCGCTTACGCTTGGCGTAAAGTGCGCGTATCCATGGCTATCAAGCCGCGTTTTTACCGGCCGCGCAGCAGCGTCGCCGCGCCAAGTTTTGCCGTGTTTAATAGAAAACACGGTGGTTATGCTGGTGTTCAAGAACGCCGCAACGTCCGCCAGCTTACTCCCGTCATCCAACATCTTTTTGGCTTCGATAATCTGTTCCGGCGTAAATTTTTTTCCTCGTGCGGTCCGGCGCACATTGCCAAAATTGCTGACTTCGTACAATGTCTCGTACCCAATTACAGGTGTCCAAACTTCCATGAGATGTCTCCTTTAACATCTTATAACCTTATACCCAACCTTATTAAAGGTCAAGCCTGATGTCCACTGTTGCCATTTCTCAACTTCCTCCCGCAACCACTGCGGCGGCTGCCGACGAAATTCCAATCGTACAGGGCGGCATTACCAAAAAGCTGACCAACGCTCTTTTGTTTAGCACCACGTCGCTTGCTAACTCCACGGGGCTTCCAATTGTCGCTGGCACCACGGGCACGCTGTCGGTCGCGCGCGGCGGTACAGGTGTCACAACTTCAACCGGCGCAGGAAGCGTTGTGCTGGCTACAGGCCCCACGTTGGTGACGCCGGTGCTCGGCGTTGCTACGGCGACGTCCGTTAATAAGGTAACGATCACGACCCCCGCAACTGGCGCAACATTGACGATTGCCGATGGAAAGACGCTGACAGCCAATCACTCGCTTACGCTGGCAGGAACGGACAGCACCGTCATGACATTCCCGTCTACCAGCGCTACGATTGCGCGGACGGACGCGGCGCAGACGTTTACGGGCAATCAGACCGTTAACGGCGCGGTTATCGGGAATGTGCAGGCGCTGTCCGGCGCGGGCGCCGTTGACGTAACTAGCTTTGCCACGGCATTCACTTCGACGGCGACAGGCAATGCTTTGACGCTGGCTAACGGAACGGTTGGGCAGATCAAAACCATTGCATACGTTGCTGAAGCGGCCGGCGCCGATACGGGTGTTCTTACGCCTACAACACGTGTTGGCTATAGCACGATTACATTTACCAACGTCGGTGACAGCGTTACGTTGCAGTACTTTACGCAGGGTTGGGCCGTAATCGGCGTGCGCGGCGCGACGGTGGCTTAACCAATGCAGACGCCTATCCTCGGATCGGCATATACGGCCCGCAGTGTCAACGCTGCGGACAACCGTATGGTAAACTTGTTTCCTGAAGTTGTACCCGAAGGCGGTAAACAACCTGCATTTCTTCAGCGTGTTCCTGGCTTGACCCTCCGCATATCGGTCGGAACAGGCCCGATCCGCGGTCTATGGGAACATGCAGGCAACATGTACGTTGTGTCGGGTAATACGCTTTACCGCGTAACGTCAGGGAATGTTGTAACCGCAATCGGTTCTGTTACAGGGTCCGGCCCGGTTAGCATGGCTGACAACGGCACGCAGATCATGATTGCGGCCAACCCAACAGGATACATCTACAACACTGCAACTGGCGTTTTTGGCGCAATAGCAGACCCAAATTTTCCCGGCGCGTCGGTTGTTGACTATCTTGACGGTTATTTCGTTTTCATTGAACCTAACAGCCAGCGCGTTTGGGTCACTGCCTTGTTGGACGGCACCAGCATTGACCCGTTGGACTTTGCTAGCGCGGAAGGTGATCCGGACAACATCATCAGCATGATTGTTGATCACCGCGAAGTGTGGCTGTTCGGCAACAACTCAACTGAGGTCTGGTACAACGCGGGCCTGACGGACTTTCCGCTGGTCCGTATTCAGGGCGCCTACAACGAACTAGGTTGCGCGGCGCGGTTTAGCGTCGCCAAGATGAACAACCAGATTTACTGGCTGGGCAAGGATTTTCGCGGTCAAGGCATCGTGTACGTGGCGAACGGCTATCAGGGCCAGCGCATTTCAACGCACTCTGTTGAATGGCAAATTCAGCAGTACGGCACTATGTCAGATGCGATTGGATATACCTACCAGCAAGACGGCCATTCGTTCTACGTTCTCGTCTTTCCTTCGGCCGGCAAGACATGGGTTTACGATGCCTCGACTGGCGCGTGGCATGAACGTGCTGGGTGGAATGACAATTGGACCCGATACCGCGGACAAACGCAAGTTTTCTTTAACAATGAAAACCTTTTGGGTGATTACGAGAACGGCAACATCTACGTCATTGACCAAAACAACTATTCTTATAACGGCGCGGCGCAGCGGTGGTTGCGGTCGTGGCGCGCTCTACCTACGGGCGAAAACACCTTGCGGCGAACGGCGCAGCACTCTCTTCAGTTGGACTGCGAAACAGGGGTCGGTTTAGCACAGTATCCGGCGTATAGCGCTGAAGACCTGATTGCTGAAAACGGCGATATTCTGCTGGCAGAATACGCCCAGAACGATCTTGTAACCGAAAGTGGCGAAATCATTACGACGGAAGCCAACGATAATTTTGAAACAATTGCCGATGCGCCTAACCCGCCATATGATTTTACACCTCCGGTTTATTTAACCACCACTAGCTATCTTGCGGCGCCCGGCTACAACCCCGAAGTTATGTTGCGCTGGTCAGATGACGGCGGTCACACTTGGTCAAATGAGCATTGGCGCACAATGGGCAAAATTGGCGAGTTTGGCTACCGCACGATCTGGCGCCGCCTTGGCATGACGACGAAAATCCGCGACCGTGTTTATGAAGTGTCCGGCACGGACCCGGTGAAGCTGGCCATTATGGGGGCCGAACTACAGGCTAGCGGTACGAATGCCTAATATCACCAACATCACCCCGCCGCGCGTTCCGCTGACCGATCCGCGGACGGGCCTGATTGCGCGTGAATGGTATCTGTTCTTGTTGAGCCTGTTCAACCAGACGGGCCAAAGCACCGTTTCGTTGGAAGACGTCCAGAAGGGTCCGCCAGCCGAAGCCGTTGATCTTAACGCGCTGCTGGGGCAAGCGCAACTGTCTTCCGAAGGGTCTGAGCCCGTTGCGGCCGCGCTGGCCAAACTGGCAACGGACGTGCAAGCGCTGGAGGTGGCACCCGCATATACACCGCAGCTTCCCCGGCTGCGCTATGGGTCGTTCTACGACACGACGGACCAGACCGCCGCGTTGGCCAATACGGCGTATGGCATGACGTTCAACTCGACCGACATTACCAACGGCGTTTACATCGGTTCGCCGTCGTCGCGCGTTTACGTGGATACGATCAACCTCTACAATATCCAGTTCTCGGCGCAGTTGATCAACACCGCGGGCGGTGCCCATAACGCTTGGATTTGGCTACGCAAGAACGGCACTGACATACCCAACTCGGCCACGACCCTGCGCATTGAGGGCAACAATACGGAAGCCGTTGCCGCTTGGAACTTTTTGCTGTCCATGAACGCGGGCGACTACTTTGAGTTGATGTGGGAGGTGTCCGATACGTCTGTGTCGTTGCACGCTGATCCTGCGACGGCTGTCCATCCTGCCATCCCGTCAATCATTCTGACGGTCACCGACAACATCAGCTCATAGGGGGTCAACATGACCGTCACAGTCAAAGTTCTTGTCCCGGCGCAGACCGCCGCAAATACGCAGTCCACCGTCTACACGGCGACGGGCGTCACGGCCATCATCGACAAGTTCACGGCCACGAACTATTCCGCGACCGCGGCGACCATCAGCGTCAATCTGGTGACGTCTGGCGGCAGCGCGGGCAACGACAACCTGATCGTCAAGACCAAGACGTTGCAGGCGTCCGAAACATACACATTTCCTGAACTGGTCGGACATGTGCTGGCGCCCGGCGGGTTCATCTCGACCATCGCCGGAACGGCGTCCGCGATCAATATCCGCGTCTCGGGCCGTGAGGTGACGTAATGGATGAGGCTGGTCAGTCCCTCGCCGTCCATTTCCAAAACTTGGAGTTGCCGCCGGAAGCCGCCGGCTGGCTGCTGGACATCTGGCAGTTGATCCAGGCGTGGGACGACGTGGCAGACGCTGACGGGATTGAGCGCGCCCGGCTGGACCGCGCCATCTGGGCGTCCCTTGTGACCATGCCTGCCAACCCGTTCTACCTTGCCAACGCTCCCGCCTTGCAGGCGGCGCTGGCGTTGCTGGTCTTGAAATGGCAGGCGTCAGATGACGCCGAACGGGCGGGCGAGGCCGACGCCCGGTCCTATATGTGGCGGGCTGGATATTACGATCTGGTCCTGCTGGTTGTCCTTTTGACGAAAGGCCACACAACTGCTATGAAACAGGCCAAGACGGTCATGCACCTCTATGGTGAAACGCTGCACGAATACCTGAAGGAGTTCCCCTCATGCCCGCACCACTCGTAGCCGTTGGCGTTGCCGCCGCAGCCGGAACGGCGGCTGCCGGCATTTACGGGGCCAATAAGGCCGCCAAGGCGCAAGAGAAGGCCGCCAAGTCTGCCGCGCAGACGCAACAGAACGCACTCGCTGCGCAGACAGAACTCGCCAAGCCTTACGTCGAAGCCGGCAAGACCGCTCTGGCTGAGTACCAGAAGCTGGCGCCGTATCAGTCTTTCGGAATGACGCAGTTTCAGGCTGACCCCGGATACGGGTTCCGCATGTCGGAAGGTTTGAAGGCGCTGGAACGGTCGGCCGCTGCCCGCGGTCTGCTTCAGTCTGGCGGCACGCTCAAGGACATTACGCGTTTCGGCCAGAACCTTGCCAGCGCGGAATACGAGAATGCGTTCAGCCGCTACCTGTCTGAGCGCGAAGCGCGTATGGACCCATACCGCTATTTGACCGGCGTCGGGCAGGCCGCGGCTGCCGGGCAGGCCGCCAACGTCGGCGCGACCGGCGCGGCGTTGGCCGATATTGCGGCGCAGCGCGGCAACGTACAGGCGGCGCAGTATATGGGCACGGCGAACGCGCTTGGCAGTGCTATTGGCGGTATCGGCCAGGCTGTCGGCGGCTACTACGCCAACGAACCGTATATGAATTATCTCAGGTCCATCACGCCGACCGCAGCGGCGTAACAAGAGGCTGACATGGCGCTGAACCCCAACATCATCCTTTCCGGTATGCCGCAGCCGTTCGACACGAACGCGCTGTTGCAGCAGCAGATCAGCGGCATGGAGAACATCAACGCGCTGGAGCGGCAGCGCCGCGCTGACGAACTGGCCATGCAGGACCGCGCCGCGGCAGCAGAGAAAGAAGCTGCGCAGGCGCAGGAGGCCGCAACGCTCAAGGCGCTGCTTCCGGCCTACACGTATGGCATTCAGACCGGCGACATGGCCGGCGCGCTTAACCTTGTCCCGCCGGAAATGCAGGAAAACCTGCGCCCGTATGTGGACGCTTTGGCTGGAAAACCGCCGCAGGAAGTTCAGGCGGCGCTGATCGGTTCGCTGTCGTCTAGCCCCATGGGCCAAGAGGCACTGGCGGCTATTCAGCGCGCCGGAACGCTAGGCGTTCAGCAGGGTCAACTTACTCTATCGCAACAGCAATTTGCAGCCGAACAAGAAGCGGCAGCGGCTGCAGCAGCACGTGGGCCAGAACCTGACTATGAAAAAGTTGTTTTGCAGGACGGCACGCTAGGTCTTCTGGATAAAAAGTCTGGCCGTATTAAGCGTCCGATAATGGACGCGCCGATTGATAACGCTTTGCCCCCTGATGAAACTGTAGGCCAGCCGATCAAGCTAGAAACGGAGGAGACGAAGCAGCAGGCAAAAGAACGCGCCAAACTAGACGCTGCGTTTCCAAAAGCAAAGAGAGGCTTTACGTCTGCTGTTACTGCGCTTGACCAAGACATAGCCGACGTCAGAAAACTTCTGGCTGATACAGTTGGTATAGAGGCCATAACAGGCACTTTTAACGCCATGACGCCGGACATAATGCGCGACGCTACGCGTGCTGCCGCGCTGTACGATAAAATAACGGCGGGCGCAGCGTTTACGGCTCTTAGCGACCTAAAAGCCGCGTCTCCAACAGGCGGCGCATTAGGTAACGTGTCGAATGAAGAAGGGCGCCGACTTAAGGACAGCGTCGCTACATTCTCGCGTAAGCAAGCCCCGCCCGATTTTATCGAAGGACTTGAACGTTATCTTGTCGATCTTGAAATGGCCCGCGAAAATGTTCTGTCTGCTTTTGATGAAACATACGGCTATCGCGGTGATGTAAATGCTGAAACAGCGGCCGAAGAAATCAAAACGCGTCGCGGGCGTATTGAAGAGGAAACGTTGCCGCAACGCAAGACAAACTTGCCGCCGGGCGTAACGATCAAAAAGAGGAACTAAAATGGCCTCATTTACGGTAACACTGCCTGATGGGTCATCTTATGACGTAGACGGTCTGCCTGATGACGCGACCGAAGAGGACGCGCTGGCACTTGTGCTGGCAGAAAATCCCGAAGCCGCGGAAGCTGACAACAGTCTTCAGCAGTGGATGGGCGTAGCTACGCGGGCGCTGTTACCGTATGCGGCGGCCGCAAGTGCGGGCGCTGCGGCGGGAGCGCCGCTAGCAGGTATCGGCGCTGTCCCTGGCGCGGCGGCGGGTATGCTGGCTTTGGGAGCCGGCGACATTGGTACGGGCATTTATAATCTTGCCGCAACGCCGTTCGGCGCTCCGCGCGCGACGCTACCGTCTGAAGCAATACGGCAGATGTATGAGACGGCAGGCGGTCCTGGCACGCGGCAGCCGGTTACACCCAAACAGCGCATATTTAGCTCTGCATTGGAAGCCGCGACAGGGGCTGGCGGAACAGCGACGGCGTTGCGCACACTTGCGCCGACAATGCAAGCCGGAACCACTGCGCGCGGCGTAGTTTCTGAGCTTGGTCGAGGTGCTAGAGCACAGGCCGTTGGCGGTGCGGGCGCCGGAGGTCTTACTCAAACCGCTGTAGAGAGCGGCGAAACAGACCCTATGAAACTGTTTCTGGTGTCGTTGGTCGGCGGCGTCGGAGGCACGTTAGCTGGCGCTCGAACGCCTCGCCCTACGATAACTGGCGCTGATATTCGTGACCGCGCAACACAATTTTACCGGCAGATGGAACGCGAAGGCGTGTTTTTTTCCGGTACGGCTGCGGATGATTTGGCTAACCGTTTGGAAGATACGCTCCAACAGCAGGCCGCGCAGATCAATCGCCCAGATCGTAATGAAGTGATGCAGGTCATCCGTGATTTGCGAAACCGGCCGTACAATGAACTATCTTTTGAAGAACTGGAAGCCTTGCGGGGTCGGTTAGGGAATGTTGGACGAAGCCGCGAAACCGGAAAGATTGTTCGGGAACAGGCAAACAGGCTTGCTAATATCGTTCAAGACGATCTGGACGATTTCGTAAACAATGCGGGGCCAGCGCAAGTTACGGCGGGCGACCCGCAAGTTGCAGCGCGCGCCGTTACGCAAGCGCGGCAACAGTACAGAAATGCTCGAAAGGGTGAAATCCTTGAACAAATTCTGGCAAAAACAGAACTTAGCAAGGGAACCCGCCCAAAGATTGACGAACTGCAAGCGCGGCTAACACCTATTGTGACTGACGACCGTCTTATGGCTAAGTTTACGCCAGAGGAACAAGAAGTTCTTAGGAGTTTGCAGAGCGGTAACGTCACGGAACGCACGCTCAGTTTGATTGGCCAGTTGGCGCCTGACCTTAAGTCTGGTGCAGGCGTTACAAAATTAATTGGTTATCTGAGCGTACCTCCGACTGCTGCGGCGTCTCTTGTTGATCCTGCCTATGCAGCGACGGCGGGAATGGTCGGCGGCGCTGCGCTGGCTTCGCGGGCCATGGCTAATCGTTTGGCCTTGCGCCGTGCCAGTGACGTAGCCGAGAACGTGTTGGCTGGACGTCCGCCAGCAACGCGAACTGAAAACGCGTTGCGGACCGCAGGGCGCGGGGCGGCATACGTGCCGCCGGTTGTGCTGGGTTCAGAAGCAGTCAATAATGCGTTCATCACGGATGCGTATGGAAACACGTATGATGTTCAGGGCAACAGGTTGAGGTGATGACGTGGATTATCAAGTGCTTTTCAACCTCGCTGTCGGGGCGGCCGGCGTCTTTGGAGGGTATGTCTTGAGCAGGATTTACCATAGCCTTGACCGTCTGGATGAAGACGTGCGCAAGATACCGCTGAACTACGTCCAGAAGGATGACTTCAAGACAGCAGTTGCGGACATCAAGAACGACATTCGGTCCGGCTTCCAACAGGTGGACCGCACGCTGAACACGCTATTCGAGCGCATCAACGAGAAGGCCGACAAGGCATGAAGCTGAACATCACGTCCCTCTCGCGGCTGCGCGGCGTCCACCCTGACCTGGTGCGCGTCGTGCTGCGCTGCGCTGACGACTGGAAGGACAAGGACACCGGCTTCATCGTCACGCAGGGCGTGCGTACTCTTGAGGAGCAGAAGCTGCTCGTCAAGAAGGGCGCCTCGCGTACCCTGCGGTCGCGTCATCTCAAGGCCCCCAATGGCTACGCCCACGCCGTCGATCTGGCCGTCGTGCTGAAGGGTGCCGTCACTTGGCATTTTCCTTTGTACGACCGTCTGGCCAAGGCGATGAAGGCTGCGGCAAGGGCCGAGAAGGTGCCGCTCGAATGGGGCGGCGACTGGAAGACATTCAAGGATGGACCGCATTACCAACTGCCGTGGAAGGAATACCCCGGCACCAAAACAGGAGCGAAGAAATGACCAAGGACATGATCTGGGGCGTCGTGCGCGCCGTCCTCGCGGCAGCCGGCGGCTACTTTGTCGGCGCCGGTATTCTGGAACAGTCTACCGTCAATGACATCATCGGCGCGCTTGGCATCATCTTCGCCGCCGGCTGGTCGATCTGGTCGAAGAAGTGAACTGGATTGAGATAGCCGCCATTGCCGTGCTGCTGTTAGGCATCGGCGCTGGCGGCTTTCTCGTTGCCCAACGACCCGCATTTTGGTTGGGCCTTATCCGCGCCGCGCTGCAACCTCTCGTTCCTCTTCTTCTGGCGACATTGGCCAAACGGATGCCGCCCGAGAAGGAGCAGGAGTGGCGGGACTGCATCCGGCGGGGCGGAGAGTGGGATTACATTCGGAAGCGCTGCAAGCGGTAAGCGCCCGCTCAATTAACGTAGCGTAACCCGCAACATCACGCCAGTGGTCCGGCTCATGCGGGTTTCCCGCCAGAATGCGCCCGATCTTGCTAGCGATCATCTCCAACGTTTCCCGTTCAGTATCGTCCAGTACCTTCCAGTTGCGTCCGCGGCGCATGGCGTCCTTCAGTTCCTGCGCCATGGACGCCACGTTATAAAAGGCGCCGTGCGTCTTCTCGCGTTCGTCGAGCAGGTCAGACACGCTTGATGGCCTCCAGCAGTTCCTTGCGCTCCCGCGACGCGCGCAGCGTATTGTACCGCTGATGCAGGCGCTTGACGAAGACGCTGCGGCGATGCACCTTGACCTCTTCGTCGAGCATCGCCTTGGCGTCTGCCTCGGTGCAGTCGCGCAGCACCACGTTGAGCGTTGTCCAGTTCATTTCAGTTCCTCAAGGGCCAGGTCAGAGATGGACCGCTTGTCGGAAAGCGCGGCCCAGATGCGCTCGTCCACGGTCTTGTTGGTCAGCAGCACGTAGCACCACACGTCATGGCGCTGGCCGCTGCGGTGCAGGCGCCCGATGGCCTGCTCGTAAAGTTCCAGTGACCACGGCAGCGACAGGAACACGATCTTGTTACCGCCCGCTTGCAAGTTCAGGCCGTGGCCGGCTGACTTGGGATGCGCCGCAAGTAGCTTGATCTCGCGCCGGTTCCAGCGTTCGATCACGTCCCGCCCGTCGTCCAGCGTCCGCAGGTCGGCCGGGTAGCGGCGCTTCAGTTCCGCCAATTCCTCGACAAAGTTGTAGAAGATCAGCGTGTTGTCGCGCTGGTTGCCGTCCAGCACCTCTTCCAGCAGGTCAAACTTGTGGGTCGAGAACCACGCAGGCGACCGGCCTTCGCCGTAAACCCAGCCGCCCGCCAACTGTTGCAGCTTCATCGTGACGGCCGCCGCAGACGCCGCGATGGCCTCCGTCGTCGGCAGCGTCGTGATGAAGTGCTTCTTCATCTGCTCGTATGGGTCGCGGGTCGGCAGGTCGGCGCGCATCTCGACGACGTGGAGCGGCGGCAGCGTGTCCTTGTACTCGCCAGGCTCCAGCACGAAGGTGGCGGGCTTGATGCGCTGCATGACCTGCGGCAGGGCGCTAGGGCGCGGCTTCCAGTCGTTGAACTCACGGTTGGCGCAGTAAAAGTATTGCTGGAGGAAGGCACCCTTGGACCGGCCGAGCAGCTTTTCATCCACGATCTTGCACTGGCCGAACACGTCTTCCAGACCGTTCGACGTGAACGAGCCAGTGAGGCCGATCCGCACATTGACGTGTTCAAGCAGCCGGTGCAGCGCCCTGAAGCGCTTGCCGGACGGGTTCTTGAGCCGCGTCAGTTCGTCGAACACGATGCCGTCAAACCGCTTCAGGTCGGTCAGCTTGTCGAGGTTGTCGTAGTTGATCACGACCGCATCCACGTCAGCCGTCAAGGCGGCGCGGCGCTGGGCGGCGCTGCCGACGCCAACCGCCAGCCGCAGGCCGGGCGCCCATTTGGGCTGCTCGACCGGCCAGACGTCGGTGCAGACGCGCTTGGGCGCCACGACCAGCCAGCGCGTCACAACGCCATCGCGCAGCAGTTCCTGCATGGCGGCCAGCGTGATGGCCGTCTTGCCAGCGCCCACGGGCGCCAGCACCAGCGAACGGTCGCGCTCGTAGATGAACGTGACCGCCTGCTCTTGGTATGGCCTGAGCTTCACTTGCGCCCCTTGCGGATGATCTTCATCTTCACCTTGCACACACCTGCGCACCTGATCTTGCGCGCTGCGGCCTGTGACAGGTCCAGCTTCCGGCCGCGGATGAACGGACCGCGGTCATTTATCCGAACCACAACATGGCGGCCACGGTAGCTAACACTAACCAGAGTGCCGAAAGGCAGATGACGATGAGCAGCCGTATAAGCATGTTTGTTAAAACGCTCACCACTCGCTGTTTTATTTCCGTGAAATCCAGGTCCATACCACGATGCCCACACTGTTTCCGCGGCGGCGGAACTATAGAACAAAACGCTAACACTTAGAAAGGCCAGCAAACCACGCATCGACGTCCTCCATGCTGTACAGCACCGCATAGTTCTGCTTCAGCGCCGCCATGCGGTGCCCGAAGCGCTTCTGGAGCGGTGACAGCTTGCCATTGGGGGCCTTCAATTCAATGAACCACGTCGTGCCGTCCGGCAGGCAGACCACACGGTCGGCCACGCCGCGGTTCATGGGTGAGGTAAACTTGAACGCCTGACCCCCGATCCGCTCGACGGTCCTGCACAAGTGCTGTTCAATGTCTTTCTCGCGCATGACCGCTCTCTAGCACAAAAAATGTTTGACGCAAAGAAAAAGATTGTGGTACGGTGACGGCTCAACAACACGAAGGTGATCTATGGCTGAACATTCCAATATCGTCGGCGGTTCGTCCGCAAAGCGCGTCATGGCCTGCCCCGGCAGCGTGCGTCTGGTGCAGGAGGCGCCGCCCAAGCCGGCCAGCAGCTACGCCCATGAGGGTACGCTCCTCCATAACATCATGGAGACGCTGCTGACGTCGAACGCCAAGCCGGAAGATTTCCTTGGCGCCCAGGTCGAAACCGCGGTTCTGACGCAGGAAC